TCAAAACAATCGCCCAGATGGAGTATCGTTGTAACTCCTTCCCTTTCAAGTATTGGGAAAAAAGTGTCTTGGTAGAATCTTCGTTGGAATTGTGCAAAGGAAACATTATCGTTCTTACCACCATGGTGTGTATCGGTCAAAATTGCTACTTTCATATTTAGTCGTCAGCATGAAACGTATACTTATCTAACATCTCTACAAACGCCTGTTGATAGTCACGCTCATCATCATGTGCCTGTACAGTAATGCGGTGTTCGATGTTAGTTTCTTTTAGCATTTTCTCTTTGATAGACTGTTGTTTTTTCTCTTTCGTTATTCTGCGCACAAACGCATAGTAAATAATCTGAGTAAAATAAGCAAATGGATTTTTACTTTTCTCTGGATCAAACTTATCAATATACTGTAAACAGTTTTCTATACCGTCACTAATCATTTCTTCACGATAGGTGTAGTTTATAAAGTTCGGCCTATACGACAAATGGTTCGCTATCTTCAAAATACATTCACCCAAGTAGTTACTGATTTGCGGCGGGCCTTCACCTTGAGCTTCAGCAACTTTTATTAGTTCTTTTCTTTCTATAATAGCTGCCAGAAAAGCTTTATTGTCCACATAATGTATTGGTTTCTTTTTTTCACGGGCCATCTTGTGTCCTCCTATGACACATAATCCCCGAATAGACCTAAGATTACTTCAACAGCATCGTCTAGTTCTTTTAGACGCCAAGCCGCATTACATTCTATTAAGGGATGATCTAACATCTGGTTATCATCAGAGACAACAATCAATGGTTTTTTCAAACCCAACGTCCAACCAATCTCAATAATAGTACCGATAGATGGTCGTCTGTCATTCATTTGTTTTGGGAGATATGCCAACACTAGGTCACTTGATTCAGTATCAAGCCAGTTCTTTGCATTGATAGCACGTGGGTCACTCCACATCTTATCTACTGCACCCGGTGTTGTATAAGTCATACCCGGTTTGACTGGTTCACACCGTAGAGGTGAGATACCAATAATGTTGCCGTTAGATGCATCACTCAAACGAGTTGCTACATCTTTTCTCCATGTTGTTGCCTCTGTTTCGGTTAAGCCCGCAATGGGGCCTGCTAAGTAACAAAACTTCTTCATTTGACTTTTCCTATTTCTGTTTAGTCATCTACCAGGATAACGCAGATGTCAGATAAAGTCAAGGGTTCCTGTCATACCTTTCTTGATAAACTGCTCACGCTGTCTACTAATAAAGTTTTCAATTTAGGGTTGACAGATTGTAATTTCTATGATAAGCTTAGCTAAGTCCCTGCGAAGGGAAATAGATACCACTTAATGTAATATTCTAGTATCACTTTCTTCTAAAGTAATTTCCTCTTCCATATCAGATTCAGTATCAACTTCTTTTTCCATTATAGCAGCTAATTTCTCCATATTATTCTTTAATTTATTCAATATTTCATCTTCTGATTTATTATTATTTTCCATCTTATCCAATAAAGATTCTTGTTTAGCTTTACGAGATATCATTTTATAATATAGTTTTACTTCTGGAGCTAAGTTAGCTAATCCTAATATCTTTTCTTTAGGTATTACATACTTTATATCATTTGTAAATCCTATCCATCTTTGGAGGCCTGTATGTTCCACCATATGATCTGGCCTATCCATCACTTGTGTTTTAGTAACGGACATGGGTACCTCTACTACATAAGCATCCGTATATTCTTGCAATACTTTACAAAGTACATCCTCACCCGATACCATCTTTAGAACTTTGTATTGGGAGTTAGCACCTTCTTGATCTTTATCAGCTATTTCCATATCCATTATTTATTCTTATCTAGTTTGACAGGTATAATATCATAATTAAACCCTTCAGTAGAATAGATTTGTATTCTTTCCTGTAAATGTTTTATTGTATAGTTTTCTTTTCCATTATACACTAAATCATCGGCTATGTCAAATAGTTCCAGTTCCTCTTTGTCATCTGCTATTCTCAATCCCCTTCCCAACGACTGGAGTATTTTGACTTGTGATTTATAAGGACTAGCAAATATGATTGCGTGTATTCGTTTGATGTTTACACCAGTAGAGAATGTGCCGTAAGAAGCCATAATAACAGCATTGGTATCTTTCTCAACAAGTTCTCTCACACGCTCACGGTCATCTGTCGGAGTAGCTCCATACACCAAATGAACGGTTCTATTATCACCACAATGGTCTACTACCATTTTTGTTAGTGGTATCAGTTGTTTCTCAATATACTGAGCCAACACAAGTATGTTACCTTCGGTAGCACACACCAGATTACGAATAAACTGATTCCGTTTCATATTCGTAGATAGAAACTCCATCTCTTGCTGATAGGTCTTACCCCTCATCATTCGTTTATCATTCTGATTATGTTCCAATACCAACACATGAATATGTAAGGGTGATAACTGTTTCTTTTCTATCAGTTCCGATGTAGTAGTGACTTGCTCGTGTACAGCAAACAAACCTTCTAACACTAGACGATGTACTTCTGTACCATCAAGTGTACCTGTAAGACCAACACGATACTTACAATCATGTAACTTGGTCATAATACCAGTTAGAGATTTTGCTTTAGCAAGATGTGCTTCGTCAACTACAACAGCACCAAACTGACTAAAGTATCTTTTATCTAATTTGTAGATTGATTGCCATGTAGATATGACTACCTCTTTGAAAGTATGTTTATCTGAACCAGCATAGAGTTTGTGACAATGCTCATCCGGGAACCAACCATAATCAGCAAAATCAGAATACATTTGTTCCACCAACCCAGTAGTCGGCACAACAATCAATATTTTTTCATCTTGTAGTTTCTGTGTGTAGTATCTAACTAAAGCATAGATGATAAAAGATTTCCCAGACCCAGTAGGAGAAAGTATAAGACCGCGATTATCACAAATGATCTTATGAATAGCATCTATCTGATAATCTCTTGCCTTGAATCCTTTTTTCTGTAGAGACCAAACAAACTTTGCTGTAAGACTTCTTTCAAGATTCCTACTTTCAAAATCTTCTGATAACGAATAGTCGTGTCCGTTTTCCGTGAGAAATCTTTGGACATACGGTAGTAGTCCATAATAGATTTTACCAGTACCAGGCGAGAATAATCTGATCCTTCCGTCCCACATTTTACTTCTGACGGATGGCATGAATCGAGCTCCCTTAACTTCAAATGTGAAAAACTCTGATAACTCTCTTGCGATGTCAGGTTCACATTTGATGCGGATGTACGCTTCATTAAACTTTTCAATTAGGGCAGTCACAACTAGTCACCGTGAATAAACTTCTTCCATTCAATAGTGTTTCTTATTGTCCAGTTGCGATTATTGATCTCCTTTAGTATTCGTTCTAAGTAGTCTGCTATCTGTTTGGCATACGCCACCTTTTGACTGAGTTGCTGTAACTCAACATCGGCATCAAGATAGATACCAACATCAGCTTTTAGAACCTTCAAGTCAAAGGGCTGTTCTTTATATACATCTGGTGGTGCCTTGCCTGTGTAGTATTCCCACTTGGCACGATACAACACCTTATAGTCATCTTGCAGTTTCTTGTACTGCAAAGAATGTTTAGTGTACAACTTTAGGTACTTGTTGTGTATTTGAGGAGTGCGAATAGACTCAAGGTCTAATTCAGTATCATCAATTTTCAAGTCCCGTTCAACATCATTATATAGTTCTTCAATATTCATATGTTCATAATAAAATAGGGTGAAGCAGTCAGAGGTTATTGGCTCCTTAACCTATGTATGCTTCCACAATATAGTGAGAAGATTATTAACCTATCTCATCAATAACTTAACTGCTTCTTTTTATTTATGCTTTACTTGATTGTACATCAAACCAACTAAAAGCAAAAGATACTTCACAAACCGCATAGTCTGTGTCACCTTCTTGTTGACTGTATTCTATGTTACCTAAACCAACAGGAAAGGCGTCATAGATATAAACATTTGCGATAGGATTGTTCTTACTTGTCAGAATAGTCATCTGAATATCCGTGTACAAGTTTCTATCACTATTAGAATCTTGATCTGTTTTATCGTCTTTAAATCTTCTTGTATTAGTTTTAAGACCATTACCCAAATCAATATTATCCGGTCTTGGCAGTTTGTTAAATTGATCTTTACCGCTGAAAGGAAACCCGATATTCTTAACCCAGTTATACATTTCCATATAGTTGTTTAATGATTCATCAACCATAAAGGTCATATTAAAATTATCATACTGTAATTTATCACCCACCACCGCAATATCGGTAAATGGTGTATACTGTGAGGCCTGACCCAGTGTAACACCAGGAATGTTTGCTCTCACCACGAACCATTCAGTTGTTGGGAAGATGGGTAGATAAACTTTAAATTGATTTGACTGTGAATAGTCAAACACCACAGGCTGTCGAGCAAGAGCATCAGTAGTACCAGTATCAACCGTACTGGTACTACCTCCGTATTCTCCGACCCTTAGATCAGTTGCTGCCATTATGCAGACCAGCCAGATCCGTCTAGAGCCATCTTAGTACATTCTACTATAATAGTACCAACTGCAGCAGATGAGTTGACTACCGTTAAATCACCAGTAACAGCATTAGTACCTACAGCATTTGAAAGTAGTGCAGGTTGTCCTGATGTGTAACCATATGTGCCACCACCATTTAGAACTATTGCATCCTCTGTTGTGGCGCCTCCACCACCAGTACCATTCCATCTCAATGTAACTACTCCACTACCTAGTGACCAAAATACTTTAGATAGGGATAGTTTTGAACCAGCAACCCATCCTTGTAAACCAGATATATCTATCATTGTCTCGCCTGAATTAGTACCACTGATATTTGCTCTTACCTGAACACGCCAATCGGTATCCATTAAAGTTGTTGCGACTACTGCCATTTTATTTTCCTCATAAAATTCGGAGCGGAAGGCCTAACTCCTGTTGTACAATACCTTCTCTTTAATCATTACTATTTATCATAAACAGTAGACAAAAAAAGACCCCGACCGAAGCCGGGGTCTGGAATAAAGTTGCCTTCATTCTTATTTAGTTAGTAGCAACTCTTACATCAAGTTAGCTATCTGAACCCTGCGGTAATAAACATTAGCATCAACAGTTCCAGAACCGCTAGTAGCAGCAGAACTCTCAGCAAAAGGATTGACCTGTAGACCGTATCTGGTCTTGAACCCTATTTTTGGCTGGAAGCTGTTCTCGCCCACGGCTCTTACCATCTGTAAGGGCACATAGGGGCAGTAGAACAGGCCTGCATCATATGGGCTTGTGCCTTTGTAACCAACAACATAGTATTGGTTTGTAGAAGCACCTGAACCACTATAAGGAACACCCATGTTCATGTAAGGATCAACGTAGACTTTGAAGCGACCATTCAATGTACCAGCGAATGTGTTACCTGTTGAGTCAACATTGAGGTTATCAGATAGAGCTGACTGATAGTCCAAAAGACCTGCCATTGTAAGAGCAGAAGCAACGTCAGCAGAGCAAAGGATAATGTTACCCTTTCCGCGGCGTGTGTCACGAGCAATCACGTTAGCATCACGCTCGATAGAGAACATGAGGCCTTTGAATTTTTCAACCGACCACCGACCGTTAGAGTCTGTATTAAGATCGAAAATACCAGCAGTTGTGGTGTCGCGAGCGGCACCCTGCTTGGAGTTACGATAGATTGTACGGACTACTTCACGGTTGATTTCAGCAAGAATTTCAGAACTTAGGATGTTAGCAAGTTCTGTTTCTGCGTCCAGACCATGAATAGCTTTGAGGTCCTGAGCAAGTTCCATCGTGTATTCAGCTTTAAGGGCCCGTGACTTTGCAGTTACGGTGGCCTTGTCGATGCTGAATGCCATTTCAGCAAAAGCGTTAGCAGCACTGTCGCCTAGGGCTTCAGCAGCAGCTGTGGACATTGCTGTACCGGTTGAGAAGTTACCAGCACTTAGAGCTTTAAGTACGTCAGAACCTGTATGAGTACCTGTACCACCAAATGAGGTATCGGCTTCATTAAACAGGGCTTCTGTACCAGCCTGTGATGTGTAACGTGCCTTCATTGCGAAGATAAGACCTGTGGGGCCTGTCATTGGCTGAACGCCGCAGATATCATAAGCAATAAGTGAAGGCATGGCACGACGAACGAGCGAAATTAGGATTGGATCCCAATTGCTGACACCAGAGCCAGTTGCGTTGTTTGGAGCGGCTTCGCGAAGGAAATCTGCATCTTCCTTCATTGCACGCTCTTGGTTTTCCAGGATTACAGTAGTGACTGCCCGACGATAAGGGTCCTTAATCTCGGGAAGATCAGGGTGACCTAGTACTGGCTGCCACTTCTCCTGTAGTTGTTCCGTTTGAAACATTTTTGTTTTCTCCCTTTTTTGTGTGTAAAACTTTTAAGCTTCTTCCGCTTTCCCACGGAGGTGAGTTCGTGAGATAGCAGACATATAAGCGCCCATTGTGTCGGAAAGATCAATTTCTTCTGTTCCTTCTACTGGTGCTGCAGTATCATCACTTGGTTGTGTTGCTGTTGCCTTTGGAAAATATCCTTCCTTGATTGTTTCAACTTTCTCACGAAAGTCCTCTTCGCTCGTGTATTCGATATTTTCTGTTAGACCAGCAAACTTTTCTACTTCTGTATCAGCAAGATCAGAAGCTACGTCTAGTAGAATGTCTGTCCGTTTTAGATTGGCATTTACTTTGGTCAACTCCATGTTATGCTCAAGAGCTTCGTTCAGTTTATCCTCAAGTTCGGCAACCTTATCAGCTGCTGCGTCGAGCATATCGAACTGTTCTTCAGGAACAGAAATATTGTGCTGTTCAAAGAGACCTTTCAAATCGGTCATAAAGCCTTCTGCGATTTCTGCTTTGAGCTTGTGCTCCATAGCAACCTCATTGACTTTCATCCATTCTTCTACAACATAGTTGAGATAGTCATCGACTTTCTCAGCCATTTGTTCTTGCGCCTCTTCAATTTGAGTGGCGAGTTTTGCTTCGTACTTCTCCTCTAAATGAGTCATTTCTTCTTTGAGTTTCATCCGAATAGCAGCTTCAAAAATTGTTGCAGCCTTCTTCTTAAACTCTTCCTCTAGACCGTCTGTATCGGTTAGAGCAGAAACATCATCAGAAAGATCCATAGCAGCGATACGCTCATCAATCGACTCTTCCTCTACCTCAGGTGTCTCAGCAATCACTTCTTCAACTTCATCTTCCTCGACTTCTTCCATCTTTGCTGATGCGTTAGATGGTTTCGTCTTTGGAGGTGAAGCCTTACTTACTTTTTTAGAAGCTTCTTTGCCTGGATCACTTGGGGCATCGGGAGACACAACGGCAGGGCCCATATCTTGGCGTTCACCTTCAACTGAATCCATTTTCTCAGCTGGGGCGGCACCTTTCTTTGGGGCATCTGCGGCTACTTCGTCTAGTTGCGTATCGCTTTCAAATTCTTCTTCAGCGATATGCTCTAGCTCGGTGTTGATATCTGTCATTGTTAGATAACTCCCTTATTGTGTTAGAATATTAGTTATTTATCATATTCAGATTTTTGACATGAAATCTTCAAACACTTTTACGCGATTTTCAACCTGAGCAGAGCGTTTTGCGTATTTCACCTTCAATTGTCTTTTATATGATTCAATATCCATTTCTTTTATAATGCCGTTGTCCCAAACCCACTCCTTGCCTTCCATGATGCCTTCCACGAAAGCATTAGGAGCAGAAGGATCTGCAACGATGTCGGCCGCAGTAGCCAGATAAAAATCATCTTTGACCACCTGCATATCTCGGCGAGGCTCTAATGAACCCATGCCTCTTGACGAAACACCAAGTTTGGCACCCTCATCAATAAGATTCTTTACGATTTTTCCGTAAGGTGTATCCATTACCTTTGCTTCGCCGATAAAGTTCTTGCCATCAGGATGCAAATCGGTAATCATATGTGATACCCTTTCTAGATTAACAGTTGGACCATCAGGATGTCCCAACTCACCAAAGGCTCGGTTCTGGTTGACATACTCTTTGTTATATCGACTAACCTCTTTCTCTAATACAGACATAGGATACATACGACCATTACGGTTCTTCATCTCCGCCTGCATGAACACACCTTTGATGCGATAGTTTTTAGGACCGTCATCGGTTTTTTCGACTAGGTATTCAACACTATCAATGTGTTCTGATATTAGTTTCATTTATTATTCCTCTGTTTCCTCTTCGGGAACTTCCTCAGGATCACCTGTGATACCAGTGTCTACCGGTTCATCAGTAACCTCTGGAGTAACATCATCAAATGCTGTACGAGCCACGTCCATACGGGCAGCGTCCCAAGCATCAGATGCCTTTGCAGCCATAACATCATTGAAAATGTCATTAGCCTTGTTTAGATCACCGTTTGAAACAGCACCAATAATATCTCTACTGTTTGCCATAATAATATCTCCTTATAGTTTTCTAATATTTATTATTAATAATTTTTATGCAGCCTCATCCTCGGGCTCATCACCATCATCTTCCCAGTTATCAGGGTTATTCCAATCGGGTTCTTGTTCTACACCTCGACTTGGATCACCGAATCCACCTTCTGGACCACCCATATCTCTACCAGCATTAGGATCAACTTGGCCTGTATTTTTCTCATCTTCAATCTGTTTATTAATCTGTTCCATTTCTTCTTTGGTTTGTTTAAGAATATTTTTTCTCACCCATTCGATAGAATAATATGTACCAACATACTCTGTGACTGCATTTAACTGATTGATTCGCGACTCTAGAAGTTCCGCATCTTTTAATTCAAAGAAATGATTGTCATCATTGAAGTCAAAGATAATACCTTCTTTCATCTCCTCCCAATCTTCAGCAGTCATAATACCTTTCAGTACACACTGAGTCTTGAGTAAGTCTTGGAACAATAGAGAGAATCGTTTTCGCAATCTCTGAATAAACTTTGTAAACTTTATTTCGTCCCGTGTAATCTCCGCTGATCGACCCATATTGAAACCAGAATCAGATTGCAATCGTGAGATAGGAATGTTGAGAGACTTGTAAAGTTTTTCTTGGAAATATTGTACATCTTCCATCTCGCCTAAGTTCTGACCGGCGGGTAAGGTTGTAATCTCTGTACCTCGTCCACCTTCTCGTCGTGGCAACCAGAAGTCCTCTAACATAGACATTTGGTTACGGTCATCTTTGACCTCACCAGTAGAACCATCATATACTACCTTATTGCGATAACGACTCATCACATCTTTGAGATAAGCTTCTGCTTTAGGTTTGGGTAGATTGCCTACGTCAATGTAGAAGATTCTCCGTTCTGGTGCTCGACTGATACGATAGATAACTGTCGCATCTTCCATCATGCGGAGTTGGTTTGTTGGTTTGATTGCCTTATGCAAATAACCGTAAACTTGTTTAGTTGTTGGATTGAAGATACCAGATGTGCAATAAGCAATACTGTCAGGCGAAACTTTGAGACCCTGTGAATTCTTTACACCGGGACCACCGATACCTGTTAGACCGGGATAAACACCTGCTTCATTATAAATGTAAAACTCTTGAACTCGCTTGACTAAATCCATACCCTCACTTTTCTGACTGCCTTTATCTTTCTCTACAAGGCGAACCTTCTTGATAAACTTGGGGTCGATGTAACGTAGTTCAGTGATACCTTTTCGTGACTGTTTCTCATCAATCATCTTATGATAGAACAAACGCCCATCAACATACCAACGACGAAAGACATCGTGCGCACGATGTTTCCATTCTAACAAACGTAGAACTTCATCAAACTCTGTTACGATTTTACTTTTGATAGACTTGGACAAGTCTACCTGGTCAAGGTCGAGTTTTACGGAACTGTTTGTTTCGTCAGCTGTAATAGACTCGTTGACAATATCTTCAATTGCTTGATCGCACTCTGGAGCTTCAGATGTTGTACGATACTTACGAATTAGGTCCCAGTCATTCTTCGCTGACTTGTCAAGATTGACATACTGACTAAAAAAGCCAGCACCACCAGCAATATCTAGTGTACCTTCTTCGTCGGAAGGGGCGACAAAGGATTTACCCTTTGCCGCCTCTTTCTTCCTGTTTATTTCATATCCAAATAATTCTGCCATATAACTATTTATACAAGTTTATGGTCGAGTATTATTTAGACTGTACCACCGCCTCCGGATGAAGTCATATAGTTAAAGCGCCATGTGACACCAAATTCTTCAATAACATCATTTGTGTCATAAGCGAGATCAATAGGATCTATAACTGTAGGCCAAATTTGATACAAAGAATATGTATTAACTGTTGCCTCATTACGATCCATTTGACGAACCTCAGCTGTTCCATAATAAGCTTCAGGAGATGTTGCACCAGTTGTATCAGATCCCATATTTTGCATGAGATTTGACCACTGTTCCAACTGACTTCTGATATTCCAAGCCGCATCAGAGAATACGGTTACAGTCCACGCATCAAACATACGGTCACCAGCTACATAAATCTGACGACCACGATAAGGTACAGGAACTTCACCAATTGTCTGAGCAGGAACTTGGGCACCACGACACAGAAATGTAAACAAGTCTGTTGCAGCAAAAGGACCGCCCGTGATACTAACTTCAAATTGGTTAGCACGAGCACCGCCACCGGCGAGTTTTTGAACAAATGTATTTAGATTAGCCATTTTTCATTACCCCCTTATGCCCGACCAACTACTTCAGCGAAATCCACACCTGTGCGGGTTGCAATGAAGGTTAGTGTTACAAAGTTGATTGACCTTGCTGGTTTGATATAAAAATCAGCCCGGAACTCATTGTTATCAATGACTTGACCTGTATTATTTGTTTCATCACAAACAATTAAGTAGTCGATGATACCACGGCGAGACTGAACATCACGCAAGTAAGGATCAACCATTGCCTTAAAGCTGTCTCTTGTAAACTGGTCATTGAACTCAAAGAGCACTGACCGAGCAGCAACCTTAATGGCCTCCTCGATTGTGAGGAATAGACGACGCACATTGATACGACTGAAAGCACTATTTCTAGACAATCCTGTTTTGTCACCATAAAGCATTGTACCTTCGCCCGGGAACGTAACAACTGGATTAATTCGAGCACGATAAAGTAGATCACGTTCTACTTGTGCTGGATTAAAAGCGATTGCAACTGAACCACGAATCTGTCCGCGGGTAAGACCAGCAGGTGACCACCATGGATCTTCAAGATAATCAGTGCGAGCACAAGAACCACCTATATGACCATTTAGAGGTATCCAACGATAAACATCATTGTATTTGTCATACTGTTTGGTATATCCACTATCAAATATTGTATATGAGGAACTACTAAGTAAATCAAAATAAGATTTGACATTCGTGGACTGAGTATACGAATTGTTTACATTAACAACATCACTCTTATCAGGTGAGATACAAGCAACACAATCCTTACGTTTTTCAACCAAATCAGTCATAAACACACCGTGAACTGTACCACCAGCGTTATCTACAGTAGCAGGACCAGCAAGAAGTATGTTGACATCTTCGATATCAGGATCTGAAAAGTGTCTGCTATAAGCAAGTTGTCTTTGGCCTTCAGTAGGAGCTGTTGTACCACCAATACCACCGGTCAAACTTGAGGCATCAAGAGCAGCTGTTGGTGCGGCAAATGTTGTAGCACCAGCATTAGAGCCCCAGTTAGTTGCGCCCGCTGGATGATCCATCCAGTAAACATAATCTGAACTCAAGTAGAGTACATCAGCATAATAGTTAGCATTACCTTCATCTGTAAGACCATCAGCAGCTTTAGATAGTGCTTCAAACTTCTCAAGGACTTCATTTTCAACACCAGAGATACCGGCATTTTCGTCAACCATAATGATATGCAATTCGTCATTTGAACCGCCACGGTCTGTTGCATACTGTGATGTGCCAGGAGCACGTTCAAACTGATCTGACCAACGCCACTCACGGTCAACATTAGTACCAGAAGTAATTGCAGAAGCAAGACCTGTTGCTGTGGTGGTTGGGTATCTTACGATGGTCGCATTAAGACTAGCGAGAGCAGTAATACGATATTTCTGACCGTCAGCTTCTTGTAGATAGATAATATCACCTAC